ATAGGCGGTCTACTTCATCTTGTAAGCTTTCCACACTTTCTGATGTTATCGGCTCATGCGGATTTAAATCGTTTTTTCTCTTTCCTGCAAATACTGTGGTATATTTTATCCCCTGTTTTTCATCAAACCCACTTTGATCTATATGACTTGCTATTACTCCTATGCTTCCAACTCCTGAAGTCCTCGTTACCAATACTTTTTCAGCACTTGACGCTATTGCATACGCCGCAGAATACGCATCATCATTTGCTATTGCTACGATCTTTTTTAATCCCCTTGCTTCGTAAATAAAATCAGAAAGGTCGAATAAACCGTTTACTTCCCCTCCAGGGCTGTCTATGTCCAAAATTATTGTTTCTACTTCTTCATCTATTAAAGCTTTTTCTATCTCTTCACGTATCTTCTCATATGATGTCATTCCCAACATGTCATCAAAAGCTCCTGGTTTCTTGGTCAAAATTCCATGTACTGGTATTATTGCTATTTTTTCTACGTTGTTTTCTGCAGTGTGTTTTATGTTTTTAAACGTAGGGTGTTTTCCAGCATGTAATGACAATAATTCAAAACTCCTTTGCTCTATCATCATCGGCTTATTCATCCAATTTATTTGTGTCGTCATATGTTTTTAAAATTTTTTATTTGTGTCTGGGGCAATAAAAACCCATTTGTCATAGAAATAGAATTTTATATCATTTCAGCATTAGAATTCACATCAGAATCAAAACTTAAGCCCAGTTCACTCGCACGTCTTTGATCCTCAGCAATTTCTTGGTCTATTTCTTCTACATCATAACCTAGTTCTGAAACCACTTCCGATCGACTCTTAAATCCATTTCTTACTGCCATTTGCTGTGCTTGCTGGTCTTTTAGTGGATCTACGTAAGCACACCCTTGCGGTATCCATTTTACCTCTTTTGCTGTTTCTTTTGCCCAATTTTCACCTATGTCCAGTTCTCCAGAGAGTAGTGCTAATTCTAGCCACCTATTCCATACTGGCCGGCAAAGCTGAAATACTACCACGTTATGCTGTAACATCGCGCACTTCCTACGAAACTCTATTAACCCAGCTCTTATTGATGAATAATTGACACCACTTAGATCTCCTGTTAGCTGCTCGTAAGTTATCCCTGTGCCTACTGCTATTGCCCTAAGCTGCTGTTTCATGAATGCTTCATAACTTCCCCCAACGTCTGATGGTTCCGAGAACTTAATATCTTCTCCGGGATCAAGTAATTGCATAGTCCCAGGTTCTAAGCCAGACAGCGCTACTCCATGTTCATTACTCTCTCCTTCTCCCATGATGTTTGCTTCAGGATCAAGTCTGGTAATAAATCCCGCAAACATTGCTGCAGTCTTTTTTCTGACTAATTCCGCATCATCGTATTGATCAAGTTCATAGAGCTTTAACAGTACACTGGACAACCATGGTACTCCTCGAATCTGCCCAGGTCTTAGTGGTCTATAGATATGTAAAACATCGTTTGCTGGCACTCTAACTGATTCTCCAAACGAGCCTTCACCCGGATGTTCTCGAAAAAGGTAATACGCTTCTCTTTGCCCAAGTCGGTTAAATTCAATCCCGTTTCTAATTACATTACCATTGGCAAGGGTTTGATTGCTCTTATTGTCTAAATGCTCTGACTCAAGTACTTGTAATTGCAACGGCACACAAAGACCATCTTCTCGTTTTCTTGTTCGAAGTCTTACAAAACATTCTCCTCCTTCTATCATGCTCCTACAAACCAAAGCTTGTAACCCATAAAATCACTTACTCCACTACTGTCTGCTTCATCTGTCCATCTCAGCCATAATTCTTGCACTTTTTTCCGAAATTCTCCATCCTTGGCTTTTGATTGCGGTTTTATTCCCGTTCCAACGCAATTACTCACTATCGTATCGATTATGTTTGCCGCATAGGAGTTCTTTCTTACCATGTCACGTGACCGACTACGCAGGTGTTCAAGGCTCTGGGAAAGTAAGCTATTTATACTTCCTACTTCTGGTTGAAAGTGCAATAATCTTCTTCCTGAGCCTGACGCATCCTAGGCTGAGCTCTTGATTTTTGGTTTGCGGAATAATTGTTTGAATGATTTGAGTAACATTTAGACTATTAATTGGGCAATAAATTGTTGCGCTATTTAAAATTACGTCAAGCTGCTGGAGAAAACAAGCTGTTGACATTTTCTATTTATGCAAGAGATTCCTGCACAAATGTCTTTTCTTAATGTTTTAGTAGATCTAATATTGCCTGCTTGTAAATGTTGTCCCTGTGTCCTATTGAAACAATAGTTACTTTACGTTCTGCAGTATTTACACGATAGACGACACGATAATCATCAACTCTTATTCTTCTGTGTCCTTTTAATCTATTACGTAGCAATACACCATTACCAATGGGATCAGTTGCAAGATACTCTCTTATTGCATCTTTAATTTTTGGCTTTATAGCTTCTGGTAAGGAGGGCAAATTCCTTTTAAGAACATGCTTAAGGTATTTTATAGTGTACCGCTTATTTCCAGATGTCTTCACTATCCTCTACTTCTTCTGAATCGTCAGCATCAAGCTCCCTAACAATTTTGGAAAACGCAATGTCTTCTGCTTCAAGCTCAATTGCTTCTTTGATTAGCTTTTCTGTTAATTTTTGAACAGACTGCTTAGTTGCTTTAGCTAGTTCAATAAGATGCTGTGAAGTTTTTGGATTGAAGGTTACATTAACTCTTGAGTTTACCATATGTTTAACCAAACCTAGATGTTACACTAATTATACAGTATCTCTTTTAATTTTTCAATAAGTATTTCTTTATACAATCCCTTTGTTCGTCGAAATCACAACTCTCCTCTTTACGTCCCGGATCTCCTTTAAATACTTAACAATTGGTTAACCAATTTCCTCAGCTTTTTTCCGTTAGGATAATTTTTTCCGCATTCAATTTAAACCATTAGATGTAGTCTCCCTGCCATAACATGCTCTATAGTAACGTCTGTTAAAAACGTACTCACTTGCTCATTAAAGCTTTCTCGATCATAAGGAATATCTTGTCTTCTACCCAATTCTTCTGATGTTCTTCCTCCAGCACTCCTAATAGCACCTTCTAATTCTCTAAATGCATTGTTATTTATTCTCGGCCTTTCATTTATTCTTGGATTATTACCTTGACTGTCAAACATAATTGCACAATCTAAAGCTGTAAACTGCCTGCCATCAAGAGTCATAATAGTATCATTAATGTGATCTTCTCCTAATTGATTGACAATCTCTAATGCCCTTGTATTACTACTCCCCAAAGAAATAGACCCCATTTCTTCAAGTAGTTCTCTTTGCAATCTTTCTACATTTCCTATCATGTTACCCCTATATTTATAAATTATCTAACGTACAGTATTACATTTTCACTTGTCAATTCCTTTATTCGTTGAAATAACAATCTTTCTCTTCACACCTGCAACTTTCAGCTCAGCTTTAATGCGTTGTCTTAAGCTCAAGAGGTCATTTATCTGCACTTCTCCGTACCTAACCACGTGATCGCCATATGCAATCGATACTACTCTTTCCCCGCTCTGTAGCTTCTTTATCGCTTCTTTTACTTGAGTTAAATATTCTTGGTTGTACATCAACTTTTCTCACTCAACCATTGACTTCTTCTCACTTTTTTTGACTTTTTAGCTTTTTCACCTACTAAACTCTCCCACTTACTCTCTGGCCAACGATCAATCCCCAGGGCAATAGACGCTGCTCTTGCGTAAACTCTGCAATCTAATACTTCATTTCGGTCTCTTATCTTTTGCCACTCTTGTTTGGTATATCCTTTTACTACTTTGGTAATTAGTTGCTCTGCGGTTAGCTGCTTAAAATATTCAGGTGGATATTCGGGAAAATGACAATATCCCGGCGCCCCTTCTGTTAAAACATTCAGCAACTGAAACAATTCTGACTTTAATATCGATACTCCAACTGGCCAGAGCTTTATTCCTCTTTTTAGCTTTTGTCCGCCAACTGTTACATCTACTCTACTTGGGCTGTTAAGCGGCACTAGGGCTTTGTTTACCCCTTTCACTGCCATTACTCTTCCCGATCCTTGATGACTTCTTACCCAATTGTATACCTCCTGTGTTGCATACCCAGCATCTACCGCCATCATACTTATCATGTATTCAAGCCCATTTTCACCGATAAAATGATGAT